GCATCCGAAGGATACAGTTGATTGTTTTTACCGTCAACTATACCCTTCGACTTATTTACCGTGCAGCGCCGGAAATATCGTATGCAAATTGACCAGAACGGATAGCTTCTTGAATTGCTTCCTCGTTCTTTTCAAATTCTGCATCACTCATGTTTTGGACCATACTCTCAGAGTAAGTAGCCCGTTTGCCTGTGGCAGGGGAAGACGATGATGTTCGTCCTACTGCTTGAGCAGCAGACTTACTTCCCTTGCCCCCACGCTTCATATCAGCCTTGTACAAGTCAATTGTACGAGCCGCCCATGTAGCATCTGTGTTGTTCTTATAAACACTATCCTGCATGGCAGAGGGTTGCATAGAAACCCACTCATGGAACTTAGGGTCTTGCCGTATCTGTGCAAAGTCAGGATGCAACTTCATTAGCTGCTGTTCAGCACTCTGACGGTGTAACGACTTCTCAAACTTCTCTACCTCAGCGAGACGCTTTTCACCCTGCTGTAGGGCTTCATTCGCTCTCTTACGAGCAATCGTGTCAACGATCTTAGCGACATCTGGGTAGCGATTTGACCACGCCTCAACTTCAGCATCCGTCTTTGGAAATCTGATCTGTTTTCGGGTGGCTTCATCTAACTGCTTTTTAACCGCAGCGACTTCTTGATCCTTCTGATCACGCACAGTTTGAATGTGCCGTTGGATATCTTGATAACGCTTCTTGTAGCTTTCCTCTTCAGCATCCAACTGTTCAACAGGCTGTTCTTGTCCAACCTCTTCACTATATGTTAGATTATCTTCCGGCTCAGGAGCGCGTGTGTATTTCTGTTTCTGTTCCATAGGTTCCTCTTATGGGTCCGACTAGCGGGTATCCATGCTAAATTGTGAATGCATATTTCTGTTTTTTAAGCATTCCGGGAAGTTTGGATGTCTTAGGCAATACTTCTTCGATATCATCTAAATCATCCAACATATCGTCTACCTGAACGGCAGCGATCTCTAAGTCGATGTCTTCTGATGGAACATCTTCTTGTGTTTCGGGTGTCTCTGAGGCTTCTTCTTGTTCGGTATCGTCTTCATACGATACTTCGGCGTCCTCAAAGCCTTCGCTATCGGGTTCTTCTTGGTCAACATGATGGATCAATCCCTCAGTGTGCATGACCATAAGACCCATTTCTGCTTCTTCCTGCATACTCATAATATGCTTAAGCCCATGCCACTTAACTACGTGGGCTGGAAGGACGTATTCATCCATACTAATGTTGGCTTCTATATCATCCCGTACATTTTCAGGGTTAGAGCCAAGGGGTATGGGATTACCGCTCACATTGTCGTATCCCATAATACCGTCTTTTCCACAGCCACAGCTTCCTTCGGACATTCCGCAGCCACAGGCCATACCGCCGTGTGCCGCTGAAAACTTTTCGTCCTGTTCAGGGTCATCAGCCATAGCCTTTTGTACAGCGTCTCCCCGTGCTTTTTCATAATCAGATAGCTGGTTGTCATTGTTCAAATCAGCTTTCTTATCGTCTCGTACAAATGCCTTTTTAGCCATTTCTAAACCTTCCTCTGTGGTTATTCCCTTAGTGTTTGAGGCCAAGCCACCAAGAGCAAAACCCTGTCCTTTAATAGATTCCCATACTGGACCCATGTTGAATCCTAGTTTTTGACCGCCAAGCATGAGGCCCATAAGCCCCAGCTTACCAACCTCTCTAACTCCAACTCTTTCGCCAACAGGGATGCTGTCTAGTTCTTCATAGTATGCATCTAACTTAGACTGAGCTTCTTCAGGAGTTGTCTGGTCAGACATCTCTTTCTTGCCTTCAATTTCAATCTCTCTGAGAGTATCTACAGCACTATCGCCAAACGCCCGTTGCCAATTAACTCCAGACTTATTAGCGTTCTCTATGGCAGTCTGTGTGTCTACTTCCTTACCATCCCATATAGTTGGGATAAGGGTTTGAGTGCCGTCTATATCAACAATGATGCCCTTCACTGTAGACAGTGTACCATCTTCGTTTTCTAACGCCTTGTTATTGGCAATGTTAAATAGGTGGTGTTCTACTAGAGGGTCCATATTAGTATCCTACTGGCGCGGCAAAGCCGCCTCTATTAAAGGCATACCTAACTTGATTCACGATAGGGGTATCCCCTTTAGCGGGTAACGGTTCAGGAGCTTCAGCTTTCTTCCAGTACGTCACGCCTTTTGCGTAAACCCTGTCTCTATAAACTGTAGCAATATCAAAGCCTTTTACCGCTTGACCTGTATTCATATCTATAAAGAGGTGTTTGTCGAAGGGATTAATGCCCACTTCTACAACCGTATCATCCATTTCATTAAGAACATTTCTCTGAGAGGTAACATTACCTTGAACAGACATAGCAGGAACTTTTTTACCATCCTCAGCTATAGCTCTTCGCTTTTTCTGATCTACGTGAAATGTACCGTTTTCTAAGGTAACTGCGGGTAAATAGGACTCTGCCTTACTATAGTTAGGAACCCCTTTTGAGTTTATTGGGTGAACTGTCTGCAACCTATTAAAAGGTGCTGGTGGACCATCAGGATCAATCTTGGAGTTTAGGTTTAAACGAACCGACTTCTCTGCACCTTCCTCTACAGGGGCGTTGATCATAGCATTTTTCGTAGGGCCACCCGCTGTACTTTTAGTTAAATCAATAGCCTCTAAGTCATCTATGGTATGGTTCTTTAGAACTACGTTGGGGTTTTCCATATTGAATTGGCTAGTTCCAATCTCTAACTCATCTCCAAATGCTGTAGCCATTTGAGTTTCAACGGGTGGATCGTTTAGTGGTGGGCCACCATTGTCTCCAAACTTATATTGCTTACGATCCTGCCGCATATCAGAGATGTTTCTGCGATATTCATCTCGTTCAGCCTGATCAATAAGATTTGTATATTCGTTGGCTTCATCAACCATCTGTTGATCAACATTAGTACCAAACTTGCCCATAGTTAAAGCACGTTGGTCTGATCCTAGTGGCTTTCCTTGTAGTCTACGGGCTTCAAAAAAGTCTCTATGAAGTATCTCGTAAGGTAATGCACCAAGAGTACCTACATATCCCTCTGCACCTGTGGGTCCAAACTGAGCAGAGTACGTTTTATGTTGCTTTACTGGGCCGTATAATTCAGAGCCTTGTGTGCTAATCTTAGCTACAGACGTACCTTCTAACGAAGGAGTTGTAAGTAGTGAGGGCTTTGTAATTCCTACTCTGGCATCCCCCATATTTGGGAAACCTTTTTTGGTATACTCACCTCTATTAAGTTCTTGCCAAATTAATCTCCTACGAGTTCCCGGAACATTATCAATTAAATATTGCTCTGCCCCAGAGTCTGATATTCCCGGAAAGTCACGATCTATATTAGTTCTTATCCAGCTATCTAGTTGATCAACATCAGCTTTTTTAATGTTGGGTAAATCCTGTCGGATCATATCCATAGCAGTGCTAGTCATCATGTCATTGAAGTCTACGCCCTGTGGCCCCATCGCTGTAAATATTACTCTGGGATCACCACCTTCATCCGCTATTTTTTTGGCAAGGTCCGTCTGTTCTTTTACAACATTCGGCATAGACGCAAATGCTCCAGTATAAGGATCACGCATAAAGCCATCGCCGCCACCTAAGTATATAGGATTAGTAAAAGTATAGTCTCTAGCTCCACCCTTAATACCAAGTAGTTCTTTCCCTGTGTCTGACCTATCAGCGGGTAATGGTATTAGTGTAGTATCTTGTAGATCATCAATAACTAATGGTTTTTCAGGTATTAGCTCCCCAGTATCCCTAGTCTGTACCTCAATGTCTTCAATGTAATTCGGGGGCTTGTTTTCATAATAGCCCTGTCTTTTTGTTCCATCCCGCATAGTGGTTGGATCAAGCTCTGCAATTGTAGCTTTATTTACAGGCTTCTTAACTACGTCAGCACCTACGCCCTGAGCAGTGGATGGATCACGATAGCTTCTAAGAAACTCTATATCGCCGTCTTTTACGGCCCTAGCTATACCAGTAACGTCTCCTGCAAGTTGACCGCTTTTTTCAGCCATCATCTTTGTGCCCTGCATGATAGCCTTCTGTGCAGCGTCACCAGCCCCCGGAACTAACCCAAGAATAGTGCCAACGGCCCCTAGACCTCCCATTGCACCAATCAGGTAATAGTTAGGGTTTTCCTTATCTAGCTCTTCCCCAATCAATTTAACGGTGTCGTAACCGCCTTTGATGTCTCCTATAATAGGGGTGAAGTCTAAGGCTACATTTCCTACGTCTTTCCAAGTAATCTCTGGAACGTCTACGGCTATTTCTTTAGCATATTCCTGCCATTGCTCTGCCGTACCGCCCTGAAAAGTTTCTTCCTCAGTACCACCGCCAAATAAACGCTCATAAATGCCCATTACTTAGAACCTTCCAATACTTCTTCTCGCAGGGTCTTGAACCTACGAAGTTCTGCGATTCTGCCTTGCATGGCGCGTACAGCTTCTATCGTCTGTGCTTGTTCCAAGGCGTTGTGTAGAGAGGGTATTCGAGCTTCAGCGTACTGCATGAGAAGCTCCATACTCGTTTTATCGTTCACCAATGGAAGTAGTGAACGGTATAAGTCTTTATCCATTATTGCATTGCCCCATTAGGTGGTACTTGTTGACCTTGCTGAGGTGGTACGTTGCCGCCGTTGGCTCCACCACCAGCACCTGTAAATCCTGCTGCATCTGGCTCTGGTGCGGCCCCTGCACCTATATTGCCGCCACCATTACCTGTTGGATCAGATACTGGGGGTGGACCGCCTTGTGGTTGTTGCCCTTGGGGTGGGGCTGGTTGCTCAGGCATAAGCGCCTGTATCTCAGCCATCATTTTTTGTTGGAGTGCCGCTTCTCTTGGATCGTTGAGTATCTTCTCTTCATCCAAGTCCATAGAAGCCGCCAACTCACGTAGAATGTAATCATATTTAACAAACGGAGCCATTGCGGGGTTAGCCGTCATTTGCATAAACTGAAGCAAACGCTGACTGCGTACTTCATTCCGCATCAGGCTTTCTGTTCCTCTGGCTTTTACTTCCAAGTCTCCAATAAATTCTTCATCAAAGTTGAACTGCATATTGAATGCAAACAATGACTTACCTAGCGGAGCTAACAGATAGTCATCGATGTTACGGACTACTGCCTTAATATTCTGTGCAGCAGCACCAAGCATCATACTCATACCCGCAGCAGTTCTACCAATGCCCCCAACTGCACCAGAACCGTGCGTATAGGAAGGTATCCCTGTAGCCTCATCCGCAAGTTGTCTGCTCTTGTCGAACATCATCAGTAACTCTTGGGAAACATTGGGAAATTTGGTGCCGAAGATGGCCTGTCCGGGTGCCCCTGCCTGTCTGCGGAACACTTTGCCCGGATACACAGACATGTCCTGCCCCGGAACTAAGTTAGTCTCATCTACCTCTATGAGTAGGTTTCCACTCAATGCGCCATTATCTACAGCCATTCGCATAAAGCCGTTCATCAATAATTGCGTATCGGTCATATTTTCCGCTACACCTATACCAAAGAATGAATACGGGTTTAATTCGTATGGTACGGCTAGATACGGAATGCGGGTGGGAGTAAACGGATTCAGTACCAGACGTAGGATTTGACCATTACAAACCCAGATATTGACCTGTACTTCGTCTTGATCTTCTAATTCACGCGGTATTTCAATGTCAGCTTCCTCAGCCAACTCTGTATCTAGGATACCCCAGTACTCTAAGACCTCATATCGGTCCATAGCACCATTATTGGAGTCATCCTCTAGGGTATCTTCCCAGTACTCACGTATATAGTCAGAACCAGCTTCTACAGCTAATTCAATACTTTCCGTACGGAAATGCGGACGCTTTTTAAGGCTGCGTAGCTGAGAGCGGTTTAATCTGTGACGTTGAATAGAATATTCGGCCTCAGTCATGTTTCTAGCGTCTGGATCAGGGTAGAAATCCCATATGCTGACGTATTCCACTTTAGGGATCGTCTCAAACATAGGATCGTAGTTACCGTCCTTATCCCAGCGCGGATATTCCTTGTCTTGGGCAAATGGACCCTTCATTACGCCAGTACCAAAGAGTACGGCCTCAAATGAAGTAGATCGTAGGTGTTTCTGCGCGTCAGTCTCATCCAACTGATCGTGCATCTTCTTTTCCATCTTCATGGCAGCTACTTTGGCGGGTTCAAACGTGATTGCACCCTCAATAGCACTTGCACCAAGCTGTAAATCATCCTGAACAGGGGCAAGTTTCTCTTTAAACAGCCCTAAGTCTTTGGCAATCTCTGGACGGACAATAGATTCCGGCACATCGTAGGATACACCGACTTTATCCTTAACTTTTTCACTCGTAAGTGCGTTAGGATTGTACGAAACGGCTTCTGCTACGTTTTTAGGGAACTTACTGGCCTCAATACCCAGTGGAAACTTCGATCCGGCGTATAATACGTCCACTAACTGGGCAAATGCCGCCAGAACCTTGGTTTTAGTGATCTTAACGAATGCTTTTGACTTTTCAGTGTCCGTAAATTGTACTTCAGACGAATATAAACCGCGATAATTGCGATATGCGTCCAGCCAACGGTCCTCATCAGTAAATCGTGCGTCTTTTGCACGGGTAAACTGCGAATTTACAAAGGCGACTGCCCCAGAATACGTGATGTTTTCCTCTTCTACGTTGCCATCTTCTTCCAAGGCCACCGTTTCAGCGGATTCATTCATATCTTCAGGGGTAGGTTTATCCATTAAAGCCATATTTAATACCCAAATGTTGCGTCAGCGGGTTGCCAACTCTGTTGTGGAACGCCTTTACCCCAATCGAAGGGCGAAAAGGCTCTAGGTCTACTCATAACTGCGTACCTTACGCTGTCGTATGCGTGGTCAGTGGCATATCGGGGGTCAATATCGTCTGTACCTCTTGGGTCTGACGGTAGTACGGGCAAATCTGCAATGATCTGTCTGCACGTATTGAAGAATTGTATCCCCGGAAGTTCAGTTACTTCGTCAACCTTTAAAACTTCGTGTAGTCTGTTCTTTCCTGCTATACGTGCGCCATTGGTTCGGTCACTTGGACGCCACCTACAGCCCATAGCAATCATCTCTTCGGCTATAGAAGGACCAATCTGTCCTCGATTATGCCAACAACTGGAGTCGAGTACTCCGTATTGCATTTTCTCTGAGCCTTCAGCTTCAAGTACGGCTCTTGCTAAGTCTCTGCCTGTGTGTTTACTCAGGTATAATTCCCTGTAGTTGATCAATGTGCCGTAGCTGGGATCAATAGCAAACCAATGAACAGCAGAATAAGAAGAATATCCATAATCGCATGACCTAAATCGTACCCACTCACTTGGAATATCGTAGGGTTCAATGACATGCACATTGGGTCTGAACTCTGAAAACGCGGCTCCGTCTGCCACGCCCCAGTCTCCTTCCAACAACTGCCTTCTTTGCATCTCCGGCAATGATAACAAGTTTGCTTCATACGCACCGTCCTCAGTTAAATATGGATTGTCGTAGAGTGATGCTGGAATAAATCGTCTATGGAACAGAGGTTCTCCGGCCCTAGCGTGGCCTTCTGGGTAAACTAAATCATTACCGCTATCTAAATCCTTAGCAATAAACTTTTTATTGGCGGGTGCTGGGTCAATAAACATCTTCTTAACCCAACCATGTCCCGGACCTCCGGGGTTTGTAGTGCCTCGCATGTATATCGGCAAAGTCTGGTCAGTTGTACGAAGTCGTGATCTCATATATGTCCAAGCGAATGGACTGGCATATTGGGTTAGTTCGTCGAACGCAATGTACGTGAATGCCTGACCTTGGTATCGTAAAACGTCTTGATCCCTTTCGAGGTAGGTGAGCCAGAGTTTTGCTCCTGACGGGAACGTCCACTGTGATTTCTTCTCTTGCCACTTTGCTCCTTGAAATGCTTTGGGGTACAGTTCCTGCGATTTCCATAGGAGTTCTCTGAGTTCGTCATTCGTGCGCCTTAATATGATCCCGTTGAAGTTAGGGTTATCAAAATAGCGCATTGGGTCTGCAAGTAGTCCGTAACTCTTGCCCCCTCCGGCTGCTCCCCCATATAATACTTCTTGTTCTGAAGCGGCCAAAAACTCTGTTTGGGGTCCGGCGTTTGGTGCAAATACTACTTCCTTCTTTTGTCTCTCACTCTCAATCACAGAGAAGTCGAGATTAGCAGTCTCCAACTCTTGGGTTGGCTGTAGTTCCTCTAGCTTCTTCTTAGCTACTGTAAGGCGTCTCTTAGCGTCAGACTGTTTGCGTTTAGCTGCACTGAGCTTCTTATCAGCGGCTGTCTTAGGCTTACGCTTACGGTTAGCCTTCTCTAGTTCCTTTAATCTCTTAGAAGGATTGTCAGAGTCTTTGCCCCGTCTGTCCTTCCATATATGAATAAGACCTTGATGACTTATCTTGTCACCAGTCTTACCCGTTAACCACTCAGCGGTCTTACGGCTGGAATGACCATCCTCTAAGTAGTCCAATGCCTCTTCTACTAGTATCGCTTTCTCTTGGTCAGCAACCAATATAAGCGGATCATCTTCTGATGGCTTGTAGGCGTAGGGTATCTTAGCAGTTTTGTTTGGTCTGGCTTTGTCTAACCAAATACTCAATCTTCACTCTTCGGTGGCAATATAAACATTGCCCCGCCTGTGTTTTTAACTTCGACTTGCTCTTTCTTGATCAGACCTGTGCGGTCCAATACTTCACGGGCTGCTGCTACAGTGTTTCTAGCTCCCATAGCACTGGGATCATTAAGAACATCAATCATGCCCCAAGCAGCTTTTGGAGCGTTCATAGCGAGTGTCATTGAGGCTTTATCGTTGATCTCTTCACGTAAGGAAGATACTACGGATGATATGCTGGTTTCCTTAGAATACCCAGCCGCATCCATTGCTAAACGTAGATTACCTCGACACTCTTCAGACATCAAGGCTTCCAAGAACATTAATTGCTTATCTGTGTATTTTTTATCGTCCATGATCTACCTCAGAAATACAAAGGCTAGGCCAACTGCGCCTGTAGCCACCATCCAGAAAAATCTCTCAGCAAACGCAATCTTCTGACCGCGTACAATCGATTGTTTCTCCATTTCCCCTAAACGGGCATCCAACTTGCCTTGATATTCAATAATGTTATCCATGCGTTTAAATGCTGAAACTAGTCGTTCTTCCATACGGACCATTCCAACCATAGCTTCAGCTAATTTATCCACTTTTTCCTCAATCCGATGCAGACGATTATCAGACATGATTACCCCTTGTACTTTGCTTTGCCCCAGCTAACGCGCTTCGGACCAGTTTTTTTACTAGCTGCGCTCTTGGCAGCTTTACTCTTTGCTTGGGAAGCAGGGCGACAGGCAGGGTATCCTTTTCGCTTATCGTTCTTTCCAGAACGTCCACAGGGTTTGCCCGTCTTTACATCACGCCAATCCTCTTTAAACCACTTCTTTAAGGCGGCTCCTTTTTTAGACTTTCGTACCGCCATACTACTTCTTCTTTTTGCTTTTATTGCCCCAGTTCTTAGCACCTACTTTTCGGCACTTAGCCACAGCACCTGAAGCATATGCTGACGGCCATTTCTTGTACCTAGATTTTACTTTCCTCACACAGGCGTCATTAGCCTTCTTTTTCTTAGCAGCCATCAGATTACCATTTCTTGCAGGACCAATACCGCGCAGATAATTTGTTCTTAGCTGTTGAACACTTGTGTCTTGCGCGGAAGGATTTACGGGCTTTAGGATTGCTCTTACGAATTTTCATATTAGGGTCGCCAAATCGGACGATCTTCTCTGTGCCGTCCTGACAGGCTTTGACTACAAACTTCTTGCTTCCACCAGATGTACGCCGTGGTTTATTACAGGCCATCTTCGATTTATCTAAACGCTTAGTCATGCCACTACAAAGTCCACTATCTGACCTGTAGGCGTTCTCAGCTTATTAGGGTCAGGGTTATACGCATACCGTTGGTCCACTAACTTTAGGTTCTCCACAGGGGTATGCTCATCAATGGGTTCAACTGATCCGGCTTCTCCAGCACGTACCTTTTTCTCTACAGGCTCCCCTACACCGTTCTCAAAGACAATATTCACATGAGTTTGAAACGGCATACTAGGTAAGGGCATATGGGATATAAGGGTCATCTAAACTGCCAAGCCCACCAAATTAATCCTGCACAACCACCAACAACAATCAGGAACACAATACACCATTGTATGATTTCCATTATAACTGCTCTGGCTTTGGCTCTTTCTTCTGCTTCAGCCTTCTTCCGCTTACGTTCCTCAACCTGAAAATTTACCCAGTCCTGATAAAGCCCCGGACGCCCGTATAGACGCATCATGGACTCGATTTCTTTACGAGCCTCTTTTATCTTCTCAAGCTGCATGAACTCTTCAAAAGAGTCCTCATCCTTACCCAGTGCCGTAGAAAAGAGTGACTTCTTCTTTACGTTGCCTTGAGCCTTGAGAGTTTCCTCAGCAGTCAGGATAGCACCCAAGTGACGCCCCATAGAGGAAATGTCATTGCCATGCCCTATGAGAGTTTTAACTTGTGATATAGCGGCATTCGCCGCCGAAACGACTGCTAAGGTTTCTGCTAACATAGTGGCCTTGGTTGGTTATTTAGTTGGTTTAGACTGAGCCTTGCATCTCAAAGCATCTGTAACGAGTGTAGACGTTCTGAACATTCATATTACTGAGATCGTCTTTAACTTGAGCTATGCAAGTATCCTGAGAAAAGAACCCGCCACTAGTGCGAACTAAGACATCACAACTAGTAGCATCTACGGGTGAAGCACATATCAGGATAACCCCGATCCACATTACTTCTTCTTCTTAGCAGCCATGCCGCCGTACATCATCTTAGGCTTACCCTTCTTGTGGGCCATGCCACCACCCATCATGGCTGGTTTCTTCTTCTTTGGAGGACGGCCCACTTTAGAGCCGTAAGTTCCTTTACCTTGGGGCATTCTTATTCTCCTTCATCAAACTCTTCATCAAGTAGTTCTGCTATATATTGCTTGGGATCAGGGGGTACGGTTACTGAACAATCTTCAGTTGCAAAGTATCGTCCGTATCCGTCGAACTCCTTTGCCATTGGGTTACGGTCCAATTCCTGTTGAGATACTAAGCCTTCTTCTAGAAGGAGTTGGCGTATCTTATCAAACTTGAGAACTTGGCCTGTACGGGCCTGAATAGCAGCCCGAATATAGTATAGGTTAAAAGACATAGACACCTTTCATAACCTACCCCTTCATTGTAACATTAAATCAGGGGTAAGGTCAACAGCTAATTAACTGGTTTTTATACCAATGAGTTATTGACGGTTGGTTGTTTTCATGATAAAATGAAGTTGTCTTCGGGGCCGTATACTATAGTAGATGGCTATAAGCCGTTAACCGCGATATACCTTATCATATATCTCCCCGCGACTAATCCCAATATCATGTAAATCCTTGTCAGTCATATTCTGTAACAGCCAGTAATCTGCTCTGCGCTGCTGCATATGCTGTATCTTCTTAACTACCGCTGCATCCCCAGTGAAGGCATGAACCATTACGGCAAACATCTTGGTAAACATATTTATCTCCTGCTCTATATGTGGTTTCATTATACCACGCAGGAGACTTGGCGAGTACTTTCAGAGACGTATACCCGCTATGCACCTAAGTACTTAATAGCCCTCTTAAGGCGTACTGTATTATCCTCAAACCCACCTATACCACGGTTGCAGCTATGGCATAGCCAACCCCTAAACGTATCCGTATGGTGGCAATGATCTACAACCCAAGGTCCAGCCTTACCGCCTTTACCATCTACTTCCTCAGCAGACTTCAGGCAAATAGGACAGGTGTAGTCCTCATCAGGCATACCGTACTTAGCCCTAAGATCATTACGCACTCGACTGAGTTCGTTATTGCAACTCTTGCACTCAGGTCTAAGGTAGTTTGCTCCAGAGTGATTGCTAAATGCAGTCAGAGGCTTCTCTTGATGGCACTTAGAACACACCTTAGAATCCCCCTCGAAAGAGGCTAGGCTAACCCATTCATCATCGAAAAGATTAAGTTGGGTCATAAGCAGAGTCGAACAGATCAGATACGTTTGCAGTACTGTCTTCTATTCGCTGTGCTTTTTCCCTCAGCTTCTCAGACTCTTTAACCATCTCGTTAGCTACTGCGTATAGCCCCCGATAATCAGTCTCATCATCTAACATATATTCAATCACTTCATATAGAGGCTTACGGATAACCTTCTCTTCAAACTCGTCCACAGTGATGTAGATCAGGACATTAAACATCCCGTCATCATCTACCTCAAATTCCAAGTCTAACCAGATAGGGATACCACCCTCAAACAATGTGGCGTCTTGCCCCAAGTCTTCATCACTCATAGTGTCTCTTCCAACAATTTACTAAGTGGTGCTTACAACATAACATACGCCACCTAGTGCCGCAACCCCTAAGACACTTGACATGGTAATATATTTTTAACCCACCACTAGAGGTAGGGTGTTTACAGTTTCGCAGACATAGTAAGTGGCTGGGGTGGTTTACGGTTGCAAAATACCCAAATTATGTCAGGGCTGTATATGGCAACCGGGGGGGTGGGGGTGGCACTGGCGGGGGTAGGCTAAGGATTTCGGGCAAGGGATACGATCATATATCTAAACCATTGAAATCATTGGATAAT